TTAATAAGTTCTACAAATGCCGTTTCAATTGGCATACCATTTTGAATACAATGAATTAAATTATTAAAAATTGCATTTTCATTATACAATTCTTTTCCGTTTGGAAATCTATCAATCGCCTCCTGCATCGGTGTAAGTTCTTTACTCTTTTCCATAAATTGTATCCTTAAAGATTTGTAATAGTTCTTGTGTCGTAGTTTTAGTTGGAAATTTATAAGCATTTACATTCGCCCAGTCAAAAAATTTCACCGAAAAAAAATCTGTTATTAGTTCGCATTCGTACATAATTGCTTCAACTCCTATTGGAGTACATTCTATTGCTTTTTTAAACTTCTCTCTTAACTTACTCATTGCCTTTTACTTTTTTTGATTAGTTGGTTAGCTTTAATTAATTGTCTACCTCCAATATTTTCGTCTGTATCAAATTCGCCTCTTTTGAATAGATTAACTACATCCTCCAACATCGCCAACATTTCATTTCTCTGTTCCAACAACTCCGACAACTCGCAATTTATTTGCTCTTTTTGCCATTTTGCGCCAGCTACAAAACCATCATATTTTTGATAATCTTTAAAGTATCTTTCTTCTTCGTCTAATGGTCTATTGTGACTTATGTTTGCGTATTTTCTTGCAACTTCCTCAATCGTATCTTTTTTAAATTCGCTCATAATTCTATTTATTTTTAAGTTTTCCAAAAAACACCCCTACTAATATTAAGATAACACATATTACTAAAAATTCATAATTATGTAAACTTTGTATTTTCATTAAATAATCTTTCATAATTCTATTTTTTATCTATTTGGTTAATTATTTGTTTTAAACCCTCTGTGATTGAAACTCCATCTTTTAATCTAATAGAGTAGTTTATGGATTTCTGATTAAATGGTTGTATCTGAACAACTATTTTTGTTTTTGTGTCTTTAGGTCTTGGCATAGTAATTGTCTTTAAAAATTTGTAATAACTCTTCTATATTATCGGCTTTAGCATCTACACCAGTATTTAAACTTGTTAAAAATTCAACTAAACACCATTCGGCAAATTTAATGGTTAGGTCATTTTCTTTAATCTCTTTATTTGAAAAGTTTTTAACTGCTAAATAACTATCAACTATTCTTTCTGCTTGTTCATCAGAACAACAATGCATTTTAATTTCGTAATTAATTAAATATTCTCTTATGTTTTTCATCTTAATAATTGTTGTTTAAAACGTTCTTATTGCTTATTTTTTGTTCAACTAACTTTTCATTTCTACAATAATCTTTAAAAGATAATTTCATTAATACTTTTGTACAAAGTTTAGTTTGCTTAATCATTTCGTCTATATTCATATTTATAATTTTTTAAGTTCCCGAACCAATACCGAGTATTTCGTTAAACAACATCATAACTTCTCCTTTCCCAGTTATTTTATAAACCTTTGTTTGAAGTTTAGATAATTCACTTTCTATTTCTTTAATAACCAAGTCCGTTAAACCATCTTGAGCCTCTGAAAATTTTATATAATCTTTATCAAAAGAATAGTGCTTACTTAATTCTAATCTTACGTTTGCTTTAATTAAATTTGAGTCCATAATATTAAGAGTTAAGTTTAAATTCTAAATCTGCTATAGTATAGCTTAAGTCATTTATTGCATCAAATATTGTTTCGTCTGAATTTGGCAAAGTTCTAAGAATGTCAATTGCTTTTTGAATTTCAATAATAGATAATTTAATTTTGTTTTCCATTTTTAAATATTTTTAAATTAATAATAAGCAAATATACAAATTTAATCGTATCTAAATACATTAATACGTAATTTATAATGATTTTAAATAACAAAAAAAGCGCATCATTTCTGACACGCTTACTTACTAACCTAAACAAAACTTATTATGAAAAAAGTTACCCCAATAAATGCAAATTTTGCAAGACTGCTTTTTGGAATTGTAAACTTATAAAATTAAATCCGATTACCAAAATATTTTCGATATAAATAATAAATAGGTATAATTAGTAAAAGCCATAATATCCACCAATATGAACTTTTACGCTCGGTTTGTTTTACCTTTTTATCAATCTTTGTTTCTACCTTTGTATTAGCTTTTTTAACTACGTTATTTTGAATAACTTCTTTTTCAGTAGTACTAATGTTATTTTTCTTTTTTAACGTCTTAAATCGAACGTTTTTATAAACTTTGCCATCTATAACAATTTCTTTAGTATTGTCAATTGGTTCGATTATTTGCTCTGATGTATCGGTGCAATCAATTACTTTTACATTCGTTTCAATAGTTGATTTATCAGTTGTTGTTTCGCTCGTTTCTATTTTTTGAACTTCTTTTACTTTCTCGGTGTTTGTTTTACGTGAACCGCAAGAAGTTAGTATTAATAATAGGAATAGGTATTTTTTCATAGTATTAGTTTTTAATTAAAGCAATTTTAATAATTGTATCAGATATAGTATTGAATAAATAAATCATCATTATAGCAATAACAAATCCAATCAATAAAGGTTCTAAATTTTCTTTTATGTAGTTTTTCATAATTAATTATTTTCAATAAAATCACCCCACGCCTCGTATTCTGTAAAATTAAATATACCTTTTATCCCATACACATAAAAGTTAAAACCTCCTGACCTTAATCCGTGAGAACAACCTCTTAAACCCCAACAATTATATTTTGCCTTTTTACCAAAATAAATTTTTATTTTACTTTTTCTCATTGCCTTTGAATTTTAATTTTTAATTCTTTCAATACTTGTATTTTTGACTTTAATTCTAAAATAATATTCTCATCATGTTCAGTTGTTTTAAGATTACATTCAGAAGATGTTAAGCCTATAGATGTTATTTCGTCCCTTAAATCTTCAATTTTTTCGTTAATTAGTTTAATAAACTCTTTCATAACTTTTAGGTTTAAATTGATTTTCGTAATAATTATTATTTTTAAATTTCTGTGCTATTATTTTTCTGTATAATTCGTTTACTGACTCTTTTGATATCCCTCGATAATAATAGAAATTCATAACCTTTTTTATTCTTTGATATGGTGTTTGCATAATATAGCGTTTTTTGTTTATAAATGTAGTTTATAGCGTTTTTAGGTTAAAATATATAATTGTTAATAGTCTTTTGCTTTTCGTAATAGTTCATCGTTGTAAAGCTACTTTTTGTATTTTTAAAATTCACTTTAACCCAATCGCTCGGAGGACTAAAAGCACCAAAGTTTTGATATTCAAATGATGTTGAGCTTGTAAAATCAAACATTAATTGGTGACTATCTCCTTTACCAAATTCAATTTGATATCCGTTTAATTTATATTCATCAATGTAGTTTTTTATCTTTTCAATTTGCACCGCGTCTAATTGTGGTTTAAATCCAAATTTAAGACTTTTATCGTCTTTACCGTGTGTAAGTATAAAGCAACGATTTTTAAACAAGTAATGGTCAATAAATTTCCTTTGGTTAACTACTAATACTATGTTGTTATATTTTGCCTCGATATATGTTTTAAATGCTGAATTAACAATATAGCCAAAACTTCCAGCGTGATTGTCGTTACATATATTTACAACGTGTATTTTTTTGTAATGATATACTAAAGCATCTATTAAACTAATTTTAAACTCTAAACCAACATCAAATGCTTTTTGGTTGTCCATATTCTGTGGTAATTCGTGACCGCCTCTTGTAGTCATTCCGTTATAACCATCCATAAAATCCCCTAATTCGTGCAGTAAAAGAGTATTTGATTTTTGATTTGCTACTATTTCATTTACAAATATATCACGCCTTTTAAATAGTTCTTGTTCATTCCAAATACCATCGTATAAAGAATATCCATCACTAACTTTCATTCCTACGTGTACATCGGTTAAAATCGCTCTATCAAATAACGCTTGTTCTGTTACTTCTTTAGGTGTGATTTCAATAGGTTTAATTTTACACTCAAAATACCTTGTAAAATCAATTTGTTCTAAATCTACTTTTGTTTCTTTTATTGGTTCAGTAATTACCCATTGTTGCTGAGTAGAAACATTTGTAGAAACTCTTTTAATCTCGTGATTTAAAGGAATATCGATTAACTCTTTAGGACTTAGTTTTTCAATTGTAGATATTACTTTGCCGTTTTCGTTTAAAGTGCGTCTAACCTCTTTAAATTGTGTTTGGTGTAGTTCCCTTATTTTTTCGAGTTGAATAAGTTGTTCATCTGACAAACTATATCTTGGATTGCCTTTTTTAGTTTTCTCTTTTATATCGAAACCTAATGCAACCGCTTCAAGATAAGTTAATCTAATTTCACGTTTTGCCATAATTTATTTGTTTAAGTTCATCAAAACTAATAAATTATATTTTATAAATTGCAATTTTGTAAGTAATTTATAATGGGTTTAAATAAAATTGTTTCTGATAAAAGATTCGAACTTTTAATGACTGGTTCGTAGCCAGTAGGTTTATCCAATTAGCCTAATCAGAATTTTGTACGCCAAGCAAGATTCGAACTTGCAAAAAACGGGTTCTAAAGCCGTTATGTATACCATTCCACCATTGGCGCATTTTGGGTGTTATATCAGATTCGAACTGACATTATCGGTTTCACAGACCGACCGCCTTAACCATTAAGCGCAATAACACCATATTTGTTACAGATAATAGATTCGAACTACTACAACGAAATTCAAAGTTTCGTATGCTAACCATTACATCAATCTGTATTGCTAATTCTACGCAGCGACTCTATACGCCCTATGAATTAATAACAGTCTCTCTCCGTCTAATAGGTAGGATTCGAACCTACGTACTCCTGAGTCCAAGCCAGGCATGAAACCACTTCGCTACTAGAAATAAAAAAACCACTCAATTACGAGTGGTTTAAATCTTAAATATATTTTTAACTATACTATACAGAAGTTCCACCCATAATTAAATTATGTTGCGGAAGACGTTGAGTATTTGTTTTTGTAATTTTCATACGGCAATATTATAACATTATTTTTAATTGTGCAAATTTTATTGAAAATAAATTGCACTTTCTTTTTCCCTACGATTAACTAAACCTTGCGCTTTTTTACCGCCAGCTTTTACCCATTTTAAGAACTCGTTTTTAATCGTTACATCGTTTGGGTTGTTATTTACTTTTTTAAGTAATGTAGAGGTTGAAAATGCGCCAGTTCCTACATTATAAGCAAAAGAAACTAAAGCATTGAATTGATTTTGGTTTAATTCACTATTTACCATTTCATCAACTCTACTTGCGAATTTATCAGCAATGGTTTTAAATATTTCAAAAGCGTATTCTTTTGTGATTGGTTCGTCTAACAAAGTCACTCTTTTACCATTTGGATAATAAGTATTTCCGTAACCTATTGTTGGAATTTTTGCACTACATAAGTAAGGTTTTAATTTTAAACCCTCAAACTCGCAAATTAGTTTGTATCCGTTTAAATCTAATTTCATAATAACTCGCTAAATTGATTAAATAAAATTATTTTTCTGTCTTTAAAAAAACGACTTTTTTCTGTAAAGCATCTTGTTTCGTGAATAAATAAGTCAGGAATACCGATAACGTTTACACCTATCCAAAAATAAATTTTAATAATTGCTTTTTTCATAATGTTCTATTTAATTGATAGTTTAATAATTAACCCTACTACAAGTGCAATAACCGCACTTATAACAACGCCCATTTGCTTGAAATATAATTTATGGTCGTTTAATAAATCGTCGTGTAAATCTTGCTTATCTTTAATGTCTTTAACCGAGTGAACAAGTCCGTAGTCGCCATTCATTTGATTGCCTATAATTGCGCTTTTAATATCCTTTACATCGTCATAAGTTTTGGCTCCTAATTCTTTTGCATCTTTTAGGTGCCTTGCCGTTGTTTCCTCGTTAAATTCTAATTGATGTACACGTTCCTCAATTGTAACTGGTTTCTTTTTAATAACTGCCATAAACTATTCTGTTGCTTGTATATTATTCTCGTTTCTTTTTTGTAATCTGTAAAGTCCATATCCTCCAGCACCCATAAATCCTAAAAAAACAAACTCTTTTACATCAAATGTTGGCATTATCGATGGCATAAATGCGTATAAAGTAGCGACAAAAAAAGAACTAAAAACCATAACTCTTTTTTGCGACCATTTGCCGTTAACTTGCATTGTATCTGTTAATATTTTCATTTTCTATTTATATAAAAGTGCATACACATTATTAAAACTACACTGCATACTAAATAAGCCAATATCCTTTCGTAATATGCGTATATTTCATTTTCTAATATCATTGACGTAAAGGTATTAAAAAAAGCAATTACACAAAGTCCTATTACGGAAATTTTTGTGTAATCGCTA